GTTTAAGTGTTGGTACGAAAAAGCTATCCCCTATCTCCATCCAATCAAGAGGGAAGTTCCACTCCGGTTCGTTGTTTAGCCTCATTCTCTTCTAATAAATCCTCTAGGAATTTTGTTGTATCAATCTCTAATGCAGTTACTGCACTAAACCCTGTTGCTGGCTTCCATCCTGTACCCATACGACGTTTGTGATCTTTGATGTTGTAGCCTTTCTCTTTCATCTTAAATACAAAGTCATGAATACTTATACCTTGTTTACCAAGATATTCTCTGAAGTGTCGCTTCTCTATACATAGTAAAGAGTTATCTAGTTCTGCTCTGATGACTAAGTCTGTTCTAGGTTCCATAGAAGCATTGTCTCCTTCGATGGCAAGTATACCTGTTTGATGTGAGTTAATATATTCTCCAAGCACACTCTCGTAGTCTATGTCATTAATCCGAACCACGTTATCCCTGATGTTAATCATCTCACTTAATACTACACCGTAGATGCGTTCTAAACTAAAATCTATAATACCTGCCTCTTTAGCTATCTCACCGCCAGCAAGCGTAGCAGCAACTGCGTTCTCCCAGAATCTATATGTAGTATCATCACCAAAGTCTTTCTTAAATCTTAGTGTCCACTTATCAATCTTTTCTAGTATTTGATTGTCTGTATATTTAAATAAGTTTTGTATGTAGTCTACACCTGCATGTCCATAGTGTTGATGCAAAGGTTTAAATAGTTCTGCACCAAGAGATGGGTTGTCGTAGAAAGGTTTAGGTTTTCTTAAGTTAAACTCAATAAGCCTAGCTATCTCACCGTTAGCGTTCTTCTTGAAAGTGCCGATCCTATCATACAAAGCATGGTTAGATGTAAACACAGCAATCATAGAAGCAGACATCTCATAATCTCTTTCTGCATTTACTGAAGCTTGCATACGGAGTTTAGCTTTACCTGTTGATATTTTGTGAATAATATTAGAAAGTGTTCTACCTTCTAAGTTACCTACTTCGTCTTTACCAAACGTCATATTATGTAGTGCCAAGTATCTACCTGTAATAGCATTCTCTGTAGCACCATCTGTACCACCAATACTTAAATCTTTTGGTTGACCCCATACACTCAGTGCGGCGTATAGTGCGCCTGTCTTACCAGCACCAGAATCTGATCCAGTTAATGACATAGTAATACCTGATGTTGAAGTTTTATTCATCAATACAGAACCAAACGCAGTCATCATAATAAATGCATGAAGTTCTAAACCTCGTAGGTTAAGCTTATTAATTACAGCTTTCCATTCATCATACTCACCATTAGCTACAAGTAAATTAGCTATACCTCTACATAGTGGTGATGTAGGACTATTTAGTATTTCGCCTTTACTATTTATTTCTTTGTTGCCTATCACGAATGCTTTCATGTCTTTTGTCCATCCCATTTGCATACGCATAATATCTGCTCTTGTAGAAGCGACTAAATATTCGCCCCACCTATAAACATATTCCATAAGATATTTTCCTTGTTGCTGGCTAGGGCTAAATAAAATACCTTCGCCTGTTATTATGTCTCTAAATTTATCAATAGCATACACAGACCTCATAGGTAACAAGAAGGTTCGTTTACCATCATTAGGTAGAATAACTTGCATCTCTAAACACTCACCATCTGCTGTACTATAGATTCTTTTTATAGGTTCAAAGTCGTAAGGGAATACTAATAAAGGTTTCTTTCTAGGCAGTGGTTGCCCATCTTCATCAAACTCTTGAGGGTGTTCAAAGTAAATACCTCCGTTCACTCCCCTTACAAATGGGTGAATCTCTTTAGGATAACTATCATAAACTACAGGTACATTATTCTCTACATACTCTTTTGGTAGCTGAAAGTTTTCAGCAGGTTTAGCAGCTTTGAACTCTTTACCTAATTGTAGTGGTGTGGTTATCTTACCTCTGTGACTACATCCTTCACATAAAGTAGAGTCTAACTCTCCAAAAGCCATACATGTAAAAGGTTTATCTTGTGTTTGATTAGCCTTCTTCTCCGTGTCTTCTGCATTGTAACCAGGATGATCTTCTGACATTATATGGATTACTTTATCTCTATCTTCACAGTGTTGTGCAATAGATAACCCTGCATACCAAAACGGTTCAGCTATGGTTCTAGAATTAGAAAGTATATTAGCAATCTGATTACACCCTTTACCTTGTAGACTTTTTATCGCAATGGTTTCAAACTTAGATGTAAAGTTATCTAGCTTCAACATTTTGCGTTGGTCTTCAGACATAGGGCCTTTTGCTTCTTTTAAAATATTCTCTAATGACGGTTGTATATCACCCAGAAAATCAAAAATACTTATGTTATATACAGGTATGTCATCACTCAATATCTTCGTAGGAAGCGGAGGGTTTTCTTTGTAGTTAAAAGTATCAGGACACCGCATGATGCGAGCTGCGTCACCCATAACTGCTGTATCTATATGTAGGTCTTTACTTAAACAAAAGTCTTTAAACTTTTTAGAAATCTCTACATATTGATTAGCAGGGATGTCATCATCTAAACACCAATAAGCGTGTATACCTCTTCCAGAATCTACTTTTACAGGCTGCGGTAAGTTTTGTTCTACAACAAAGTTATCTAAAGCTTCTTCAGCTTCTTGTTTACTCTTGTAGTCTTTGCCATCACCTACATCAACATCAAGAAATATTGATCTAAAATGTAAGGCTCTCTCTTTCCTTCTACTATGCCCATCAAAACTACCGACAGCAAAATACATGTGCGTGCCATCTTTAAGTAATTTAGTAACACTAGTAGCCACCTCTTCCACAGATTCTACAAAATGATGTACCATCCCTCCTTTAGCTGCACCTATGCAATACGTGCCTTTACTTGGTAATACCTTTTTGTAAAATTCATTAATCATATTGGACTCTCTATACTATATCAGTTTGAATAGAAGTTAAATACGTTTTGGCAGATTTTATATTCGCAGCTGGCAACATATCCTCTTTAACCAAATCTTCTTTAACTTTAGCTATAAATTTTTGTATCTTTATGCACTTTTCTTCCCTGATATACTGCCCTCTAAACCACTTGTGGACAGCCATTCTTGAGACTCCAAAGAAGTTAGCTACGCTAGCCGCGGGTAGTCTTGCATCAACACATACCCTAGCCAACTGTACACCAACTCTTTCGGAATCTGCATTAGTGAGCCCTACTAAAAATTTGGTACTATAAGGTCTAGCCATTAGTCTTTTACTCCCCACTTATTCATAATGTCAGTGATGTCTTTAGCCTTTTCAGCTTTAGCTTGAGCAACTACTTGAGGCTCATCAACTTCATCAGCTACTTCATCAGCTACTACAGGTTCAACAACTTTAGTTTCTGTTTTATCAGCACTATCTGTTTGATACACAGTCATCTTAACTGCAGACTCAGCCGCTTGACATTTACCTTGCTTCTGTAATACCTCAACATCATCAGGACTCACTGCTGAAATAGGTGAGAACAATAACTTAGGTACAGATGACTTAGCATCGAACTGCATTCTAGTTACTACTCGACCAGCACTAACATTATTATTAGCTAGCATTTGAATGTAAGGTCTAAAAGGCCATTTACCATTTTCTTCTTTACCAAATGCTGACGTTGCCGGTAACACCATTTGTAATACATCACCTGATGGATCATTAGGTAACACAACTGCTATTCTCCAGGACAAACGACACGCTGATCCTGTGCCTCCCATACCTGAACCTCTAACACTTTGAGGACATTCGTTGCATGACTTTGCTTGAGGCTCTGTTACTTCTGCATCAGGTTTGTTTGAATCTCCTGACCAGCACGCAGGTGCTACACTTACACCCTCTTTATATGAGGAAGCGTAGTATGTCCTAGCGGCTGTGTGAGCCATCTTAACAATAATCACATCCATATAGTTATCTTCAACGGTTGCTACTTCTTTACCATTGACTACCTTATGAAAGTTTTTACCTCTAATAGAGATACGCTTACTACCACTACCCGTATTACCACCGGCGACGGCAAGTGTATCTTCATCTAACCCTGTTTGAACAATAGCTGCATTGTTCTGAATAATATTTGCTAATTCATTAGCCATAGTTTGTCTCCTAATTTCTGGTTGGTTTACGTACAGTTATTTTAAATTCTCGCATACTACTAATACCTGGGGGTAAACCCTCATCCTCGCGATTACTTAAAAACTCTTTAAAATTTGATTGGTGAATTCTTTGTTGTAATAACTCTACAGCGTCGTTATCCATAACAAACTTTTTAAAATTATCCCAATCACCACATACAAAACTCTCTCTTGTAGTTTTAATAATAGTGCCAACTTCTGTTTTAATACTATCAGCACTTATTTCATTACAAGAATTTAAAAGCACTTGTTCTATCTCTGCAAGATCATTTGCTAACTCTTTATCTTTAGCGTCATGTTCCCTAGAGAGTTTGTCTCGCTCATCTCGTATTGCTAAATAAGTCTCAACAATTTTATCTAACTTCACTATTTTCTCCTTCCATAATTTTAAATCCGTTCTCAACTAACAACTTTTTCTTTTCTGCTGTAAATTCGCCGGTAATAGGCAGGTCATGAGCATCGAAAATCCTTGCTTGTAATCTAGCTATAGCAGTAGCATCAACTATACCTACACGTTTATCAAATGCTTCGTCCGACTCTTGTTTAATTATATTTTCTATATCTAACTTCATTTGTCTAACTCCTCTATAGTATTAATTTCTTTTTCTTCCCCTAAAAAATGTATTTCAGGTTTTGTTTTTGATAAAGCATAATAATCCAACTGAACCTTTGCGCTAGCAATCATCTTGCCCGCAATGTTAGCTAATGAGTCCGCTTCATTGGGTTTAATTTCTCCCCCTCTTAGCTCATTAAATATTTCAGATAATTGATCTCTTACATCACTTATGGTTTTCATACTAACTCTCCTTTATTTAAGTTTTTAATTTCTCTTTGTATTAATATTTGCAAACGCTTCGCTTCTATTAATTCTTTTGGTACATTTCTATTCTTATCTTTTTGATTTTTATTTAATAATTGCAATACATATTTTTCGTCTAATTCTGTAATTAGTTTTTGATTATATATTCTGCTTACTTGTTTTTTATGGTTTTTGTTATTAAGTGTCCATTGTCTACTACGCTCTCTAATTTTATCTTTATTATTAGAACTATATATTTTTTGTTTTTTTAAAACATCTTCTCGATTATTTATATAATGTTCTCGCCTTTTTACTTTAAGTCTATCTTTATTATTTCTAACCCAAATTTTTTGTTTTTCTTTTATTTTTTCTTTATTTTTTTCTCTATATTTTTTACATTGTAATAAAATTTTTTCTTTATTTATTTTGTATCGCTCTCTTTTTTGAGCATTAATTTTATCTTTATTTTTATTTCTGTAATCTATAGCTTTTTTCTTTATTACTTCTAAATTTTTTTGTTTCCATATTTTTTGGTATTTTCTTCGTTTAACAATTTCACAATCTCTACAAAAATTTAAATGTCCATCTTTCATGGTTTTATCTTTATAAAAATAGTCTAATGATTTTATTTCTTTACACTGTTTGCATTGTTTACTATGGCTTATGATGTTCCTATCTCCTCTCGATATAAATCAACTAATTTAGTATGGGCATCTACTTTACCACGTAGCATTGCATACATCCTCTTTTCAACATCAGAACCTTGTAGGTGAACCACCGTCATCTTGTTCTTTTGTCCTACCCTATCCATCCTAGCTATACACTGTAAGTAAACCTCAACAGACATAACAGGAGACCAAAAACAAACTACATTGGCTCTAGTCAAAGTCACACCATGTGAAGCAGACTGTGGTTGTATAATCAGAACTCTAGGTTCGTCTGACGATTGAAACTTGTTAATGATATGTCCCCTGTCTGAAGCAGAGACATCACCATGTATTAATTCATTTGTTATATTATTATTTGATAGAAACTCAGATACGAATAGTATCGTGTGACGATACGGCACAAACACTAAAACTTTTTCTTTTGTTTCTTCAATTGCTTCTAATAAAGCATTGAGTCTAGGTTTAACATCAAATCTAACTTGTTCTTTTGTATCTGTATAAACTGCACCGCCTGATATTTGTAGTAGTTTATTTAACCCCGCAGCCGCGTTAACTGCTGTGATAGATTCACCAGCAGTCTCAATTAACATCTGATTCTTTAACTGTTTATAGTATTTAGAAGCTTGAGGTGTCAGCTCAACATCTCTTGTTTGATACATAACATCAGGCAGATCAAGACATTCATCTTTTGCAAATCTAATCGCTGGTTGCAACACTTTGTGGACATCGTTCTTCGAGGTTGGTCTTGGTAACCATTTAAATCTAGCTACTTGATACATGACTTTATCTCGCCATGCATTCTTAAACTTTGGAACTCTGTGAGGAGCAACTAACCTAGCTAAACCAAAAGCGTCTAGTGGTGACTGTGAAGCAGGAGTACCTGTCATCATCCATAGTCTTGTATGAGCTTTTAATAATTTATTTAATATTTTCCACCGTGTGGTTGAAGTAGACTTGTAAGCATTTGCCTCATCAATGATGATAAGATCGAAATCCATTTTAGCTATTTGCTCTTTAACAATACCTACACCATCGTAATTAATAATGTAGAAGTCATAGTCATTGTTTAGTATCTTCTCTCTTTTATCTCTTGTACCATGACATACTACTGAAGTGCGGTGCATACAGGTATTAAACACATCAGCTTGCCATGCAGAATACATGATTGATAAAGGACATATAATCAATACCTTATTAATCTTACCTTGTTTCATAAGATAGTCAGACGCCCATAGTGCAGAAGAAGTCTTACCTGTACCCGCTTCATTAAAACAAAAAGACTTTGGGTTTATGGATAGAAACTCTGCTGTGGTTTTTTGATGGTCGAATGGTTTATACAGGCCAGGCCAATCGTAATCTCTTGTGATAGGAGATGGTAAAGGTTTTTTAAAACGCATTAGCTCATTGAGTCTAGTCATCTCATCTAAACCCCAATATATAGCTATATTAGTAACTCCGCCTTCTTTTTTAATTACTTCACTTTTATCAATGTCATCTAGTATTATTTTTGCAGACTCATCTCTTAATTTAAGTGAAATAACTTTATTATCTATTAACTCCATACAGTGTATACTCCTTACCTAACATTCCTAGTATACGTTATAATTTTAGAAAGTCAACTACTGATTTACTTTCTTTTTCTTTCGCGTCTACTTGTCTCTGAAACAAGCTTGCCTGTGGAGTTTCTTTTGAATGAACGGTTTTTAGATTTAGACTGAATAGTCACACCGTTTTTATTACTACCACCTTTAGATAATGCTCTACGATGGGATACATCTTTTCCTTCTCTCTTATCTGCCTTACCATTACCGTTTGCGTCTTTACCGTTCTTATCTAGCTTACGACGAGCACGTTGTCTTTCCATACGTCGTTCATGTTCAGACTTACGGTTCTTTTGTTGTTGATATTCTTTTTTATAATTTCTTTTCTTTGGAGGCATAATTCGCTACCTTTTTACACCAATTTATAAATTGAGATATAGTTAAGTCATGCCTGAAAGAGTTTACAGCTCGGCAGACCAACTGAATGTTCTCTATATTATACCCTTCTCCAGCAATTATTCTATCTATACTTGCATTAGTTTTTATGTATTCTCCCTTGACTTTTTTGCAAGTAAGGGTCTCCCCTGTTAATGCACATTTACCTTTTTGTTTCTTAAGAAGTTCTACTAAATCTTTTCCAGTAACATCTGTATCTTTCTTAGACAACAAGTGATTGAAATATAATACCCAGTCACCTGATAGTCTTAAATACTTCTTGTTCATCTTATTAGTCTTTCCACATTCTGCAGAGCAACATAAGTAATTGGGATGAAACGTTTTAAATTCTTTATTACATACTATACAATTTACTTTATACATTATGATTTATTAAAGTCACAAGTAACTACCGAACACCACTTACATAACGGTGTAGGGTTTGCTTGCCATACATCATTATCGTATGAAGTCTCCAGTCTTTTTAAAGGTTGTTCAAACATATTCCATGACTTATCCATATCCTTTCTTAGATACTCTTCAGTTATGAAACTATTATGCATTACAAATAGTAGTCCGGCCTTAATCTTTTGTACATCAGGAAAGTGTGTAAATAACATCAATGCCATAAGTCGTAACTGTTTAGGATCGGGATACTTATTGCTTCCTGTTTTATAATCTACAATGAAAGCATGGGTACCATCTACTATAACTAAGTCAGCTATACCTCTTACCCATCTATCATCTGAATGAAAGTCACAAGGCTCTTTTGCGTAAGTCAAAGCCATTTCATATTCAGGATACTTATCACCTGGAATATTAATTAATGAATCTAGAATAGGTTGAAATCTTTTATAATTTTTAGCAAGAGGTTTGTTTTCTTTTACATATAGTTCTAATGCTTCATGTACAGCTTTACCATATATTATTGCTTCGGTTTCTTTAACTGTATAGTTTTTAAGGACTCTTATTTCGTGGTATTGTTTAGGGCAGTTTTGATATTGTTTGAGTGATGAGTAGCTCCACGTAAAGTCTGCCATTATCTACCTTGTCCTCTATATTTTTTAAATGTCCGTTTTTTATGTTTATTCATGGTAGAAGTCTTACATACTCTTCCACCCTGACTCGTTCGTTTGTGTATAGGTTCGCGTGCTCTCTCAGTCTGTTTTACTTTTGCCATTAATGTGTCACCGTCTCCCACGTGCCGTTTGGATAGGGCACAAAAAATTTTTCTTTTAAATCAATCGGTAAATGAATATAGTCTCTATGTTGACATATACTATCATGCTCGGGGTAATAAGTTCTAACATAAGCCTCTGCATCATGACAATCTATGAAGGTTCCGACGTATTCAGGATCGCTATTTAAATAAACAGCTAATATATAATCTAACATAATCTAAATTCCTAATTTAGTTTTTTCTATCTCACCTAATAAATCCTTTCTTATACATCTATATCCGTTGTAAGTGTCTTTGCCCCTGTAATTACTGTCATAGTATATTTCTGCAAGTTGGCAATTTCCAAAACTACCTACATATTTTTGTTCGGGGCCGAAGTCGCCCATTAAACTAACAATTAAGACAAACTCAATCATAATTTTCCCCCACAAGACTCACACAGTACAGGTTGTCCTTCTGTCTTTTGTTGTTTATACTCACAAACTTTACAGCGTATCCCGAATATTCTATCATATCCATCGCTATACAACTCTTCATTTGTTGGCCTTTGTCGGCTTCCTTTTCCGCCATCACTCATTAACATTCTCCGTTTTCATCTTTTTCTCTTTCTTGCTGTATAAGTTCTTTTACATAGTCTTGCCTATATTTATACGCCTCTAATAGCTCTACATCATCTTCAATAATCACATCTGACTCAGCAATTAGCAGATTAAGTCGACCAATACGATATGCTGAATCTTGGAACAAATGGCTTAATCCCTCTCTACCATACTCTTGAAAATATCTATCCACATATCCTCTATCTGCTCTTCGAAGGTGTTGTAATTTAAGTTCTGCCTTTTTCTTTTGTCGTCTAAGTTTCTCTTGCTCTTCTTTTGCTTTCTTGCGTTCTATTCTTCTTTCTCTTGCTTCTTTTTCTTCTTGTCTGCTCTTAACTCTTAACTCTTTTTTCCTTTCTTTATTTAGTTTTGCATTCAAGGCAAGTTGCTCAATTAAACTGCCTGATTTAATTGTTTCTTTTGATTCTTCTACGGTTTCTTTTATTTCTTCTTTATCTTGTAAAACTATTTCTCCATTAAAGAACCAGTCTGTATTATTATCTTTTTCTTCTTTCTCTTTTTCGTCTTTTCTAGAATGAGAATTATATGTCTGCACATAATGTTGGTCTATACCATTTAATAATTCTTCTTTTGTCGGGACATCTGTATCATACTCAAGGGTATATAATCCATTAGGATCAATTTTGTCTAAATAGTCTATATACCCATTTATTTTCCAGTCCATATACCGATTTAAATCCCGAGTAATATATGGCTCGTGTTTTCTAAAAACTCGACGTTTAACAATCTCCATAGTTATCAGCATATCCCCCTTCACAAGAAATAGGTAAATCTTTACCCCACACAGGCGGTTTTGACATTTCATCCATAATAAACTTTAATGCTTCGTCTTTTTCTGACTCGGCAGCGACACAAACAACTGCGTCATGAACAGTCAGCACAGGTTTATATCTCTCATTAATTCTTATCATCTGTTCACCTATTATAATTCTAGCTAATGCTTGAACCACGTTCTCAACGATAGAGCCCCCCCATATACTTACTTCACCACCAAATCTTTTCTTATATACAAACTTACCTTGTGATTCAGAAGTATCCCATCTCAACTCAGGGTATTGTAGATATAATCCATTTGGCAACTCTAACCCTTTTGGTGTAACTTTTATAACATTATGTTTATCAAGATAGTACGGTTGTCCATACCCATTAGCTAGACGAGTTTCCCATGTATTTAAATACTCTAAAGCCTTGTCACAGTCTCTCCACAACTGAATTACTTTGTAGTTAATATCTCTATAAATTTTAACTAGTCGCTGACACTCGTGGTCAGGTAAGTCTGCTCCAGGAGGTTGTGTCTTTAAGGTATGTTGTAGCTTTGCCCACCCTGTACCATAACCTAATCCTAGTGTACAAGTCTTACCAACAAATCTTTCTGTCTTATTTCTTTTATCTATCTTTCTGCCATATACTCTTGACGCAAAATTAGAATAAACATCTTGTCCTTCTCTGTATTGTTTTATTACATCCTCTTGTCCAGCTAACCAAACAAGTACCCTAGCTTCAATCTGCGAAGAATCAACATTAATAATGACATGATTTTCAGGGGGTAGGATTGCATTCTTTAGAGCTTTCTTTTTAACATCACGAGAAGGTAAGTTTTGGAAGTTTACTTTATCTATACCTGACCATCGTCCTGTATGAGCACCATAGTATTTAAGTGGGATTGGTAACAGGCCCCGGTTACGAGCACCAATGTCTAAGAATCTCTCTATTCTTGACTCTTCCATTGTAGACTTAGTACCTAACCTAACGGCACATAGTTCTTGTATAAAAGAATCTTCATGTTCACATAACTCTTTAAATCCAATATCAGCTTTAGCTAATGCAAAGGTTTCTTTGTCTGTCGTTGGAGATATTTTTAGAGGAACATCAACTCCTAACTCTGTTAATAACTCTGCAAACTGTTTATTACTTGCTAGTTTTTTACGAACACATTCTTCGTCTTCGCATTCAAGCCTATGCATTAAACCTTTTAATAGCTTTTGCTTTTCGTCTGTGACTTCCTCGAGCCTTGATACTAAAAGTCCATCATCTAGTCGTAGCGCGGGATTTGTATACATGCGAAGTGTAATATCTATCAGTTTTAATTCTTCTACAGGAAAGGGTTTAGATAGTTCTTGAAATAATTTATATGTAAGTTCGACATCATTCTTACAATACTCACCATATTGATGTAATTCATGATCTTGAAAATCTTCTAGTCTTTTACCTAATGCGTCTAATACTTCTGTGCCTTTCTCACCTAAACTATATCTTTCGGCTAATGCTTTGAGTGACCCACCCGCATTGATTCCATGTATAGCACGAGCCATGCACAATGTATCTAAGTATGCGAATGGTTGTAGACCAAACTTCCAACTGAGAATAGCACCGTCAAACAAAGTGTTATGACAAAGCAACATTGAGTTATCCCAATCTATCTTATTAAGTTCTTCTTCGAGTTCTTCAGCCGAGCCTGTATACCACTTAGTTTTTCCATCACCAACTTTTATAGCAAAGCCGATGACTTGAAACTGTGGGTCTTGTATATATTCTTCTGTTGTTAACTTTGAAAGACTAAACCCTTTATCGTAGAACGTCTCGAAGTCAAGTGTTACTATTTGCACTTTTACCCTTTCTTTCTTTTATACAGTATCCCGTGATGTTCATTATCCCCATATCTGATTCAATAGAGCAATACCACTTACCTCCATGATTAATTTTAGCGTCTTTACCACACTTACAACACACTGCGGGACCGACTTTACTATCTTCTTTTATTACTGTCATAATATTTTTTCTTTCTTTTTTTACAGTCTTTGATTCTTTCTTTTCTTTGGTGGTTTGTCAGTATAGCCCATTTATCTAAATCATCATAGGTTCTAAAACAACTTATGCAAGTAGGAGTGCCTTCAATATCTTCATACCTACATACATCTGAGCATGGTGTAATAATCTTTTCGTTCATAGTTTGTTAGCATATAGCTCATGGTCTTTTCTACACTCTAAAGAACACCAACGCCGTCCATCTTTTTCTTTAATAGGTGAATCACACCAAATACATTTACCTGTATCGTTCGTAGGTATTTTAGTATCGATTGAATCAAGAGTTCTTTTTAACTGCTTCTCAAGTTCATCGTTAGCTAAATCAGCTTCGTCCGCCACTTAAATCTCCTAGGTTTGTAGCCCATGGGCTAAGTTTACGTACTTGTTTCTGAGATAGTACGGCGGGTAATTTAATTCTTCCTTGCTTCTCATAGCTTTCCAACACTGACACAGAAACTCCCGCGTATTGAGCTACCTTTGTTCTTGAAGTATTAGGATTATCTTTCATAAATTTATTCGCACGGTCTATAAACTTTTGTTGCATTGCTTCGCTGTAATTACTTCTTGGCATCTTATTCCTTTCTAAAATGGGGGTTCTCCGTAGGTTGCTGTAAATTCAGTGTGACTAATTTTTGGGGTTGCAGTTTTCACTTCTACTTCGTAAGGTGCAACTTTAATCGAGCAGTCAGGTTTATCTTTAACAAACCACTCTGCGTCTGCTTTTGAATTAAAAATGCGTAAAGGTTCGTTGTCAAAATCTTGAATTATGTATCGACGCTTTCGCACCTTAATAGTATTTTCTGCTTTTGATACCAGTTCCTCAATCATCACAATTGCCTCCGATACAATATTTTCCATTAAGTATTTCTTCAGCGATGTCTTCAGAAATGACTTGTCTTTCTGCATTATCAATTTCTCGTTCAATCTCTCCTGCTCTATCAGATTTTAATAGTATATTTATCTCATCAATGATAGACTCTGCTTGTTCAACGTGAGAGTCACCTAGCCTATGTTCATTAAGTAATTCAACATGGTTTTGTAATAAGTTTTTTATCCGTAAAAATAAGTCTTGGCTCATAACTTTTTCCTTACTTGAGTTCTTAATTTTTGTAAATAGAAATCGGCTTTATCCAAATCTTCT